AACGAGCACATTGGAGCATTTGGCTGTGATAGCTATGACATTAGTGGTACTGTTGATGGTCGCGGTTCGAAAGGCGCATTACACGGATTAACAAAATTTTCTATGGAAGATGCTCCTTCAAGTACGTTCTTCCTAGAATATATAGCAAGACCACAAACCGCAGAGATGTTCTTTGAAGACGTGTTAATGGCGTTAGTTTTTTACGGAATGCCTTTACTTGCAGAGAACAATAAACCGCGTCTCTTATATTATTTACGCCGTAGAGGATATAGAGGCTATAGTATGAATAGACCGGATAAGTCTTGGAAAAAGCTGTCAACTACTGAAAAAGAAGTTGGTGGTATACCAAACTCAAGCGAAGATGTCAAACAGGCTCATGCGGCTGCTATTGAGATGTATATCAATAGCCACATTGGTCACTTAGGCGACGGCAATTATGGTACAATGTATTTTAATGATACACTGCTTGATTGGTCAAAATTTGATATCAATAAGAGAACTAAGCATGATGCTTCTATAAGCTCGGGTTTAGCAATCATGGCTTGCAACAAACACCTATACGCACCAAACGCAAAAATAGAAAGACAATCTTTGAATTTGAATATAGCAAAATACGATAATAAAGGATATAATTCCCAGATAATTAAATAAGCATGGCTGAGTCAGTATATGTAAATTTCCCTTCTCAAGCGGTTTCTGACCAAGAGAAAATGAGTTCAGAGTATGGACTTAAAGTAGCGCGTGCTATTGAGCAAGAGTGGTTTAAAGACTCTCATAGTAATAACAGTAATAGATACCGTAGTACAAGTAAAAAGTTTCACGATCTGCGTCTTTACGCTAGAGGTGAGCAGTCTATACAAAAGTATAAAGATGAGCTGTCAATTAACGGAGATTTATCTTACCTTAACTTAGACTGGAAACCAGTACCCATTATACCCAAATTTGTTGACATCGTTGTAAATGGCATGTCTGAGCGCGTGTTTAATATTAGAGCGTATTCTCAAGATCAGTATGGTGTTAGCAAAAGAACTGAGTACATGGAGTCGATAATAAGAGACATGGAGGCAAAGGTTTACAACGATCAAGCTGCTAAAATGTTTAATATTGATCTTTATGAAAATAAAAAAGAAGAGCTACCTGAGACAAAAGAGGAGTTAGATCTTCATATGCAACTCAATTATAAGCAAGCTGTAGAAATAGCAGAGGAGCAGGCTATAAATGTTTTATTAGATGGCAATAACTACGATTTAATTCGACGTCGTTTACTATATGATTTAACTGTACTAGGTATAGCTTGCGTAAAAACCAGCTTTAACTGGAGTGATGGAGCTACGGTAGAATATGTTGATCCAGCTAATATTGTTTATTCTTATACTGAATCACCTTACTTTGATGATATATACTACGTTGGCGAGGTAAAGACCATACCTATCAACGAGCTTGCAAGAGAGTTTGATCATTTAACAGAATTAGATATAAAAGAAATACACGATAACTCGAGCAAGAGACACACAACTGGTAGAAGAGTACACGAGTATGACAAAAACCAAGTGCAGGTATTGTATTTTAACTATAGAACTCATGCTAACGATGTTTATAAGCTAAAGGAAACGAAGTCTGGTGGATACAAGGCTATAGAAAAAGACGACACATTTAATCCACCTGAAGACAAGCAGGAAGGATACGCAAGGCTCCAGCGAGTCGTAGAGGTTGTATACGAGGGGGCTATGATTTTAGGCACTGATAAGTTACTAAAATGGTCTAAGTGTGAGAATATGATGCGTAGTAAATCTGACTTTAATAAGGTTAAGATGAACTACAGTATTGTAGCTCCGAGAATGTACGAAGGTCGCATTGAGTCAATTGTCAGTAGGATTACTGGGTTTGCTGATACTATTCAGTTAACACACCTTAAGTTACAGCAAGTCATGTCGCGCATGGTTCCTGATGGAGTATACCTTGACGCAGACGGTCTTGCTGAAGTTGATTTAGGTAATGGCACCAACTACAATCCACAGGAAGCGCTTAACATGTTCTTCCAAACTGGTAGCGTAATTGGTAGATCACTTACTCAGGATGGTGATCCAAATCCTGGCAAGGTACCTATTCAGCAAATATCAAACGGCGCTGGCCAAGATAAAATTGGTAGCTTAATTAGTACGTATAATTATTACTTACAAATGATCCGTGATGTAACGGGTCTTAATGAGGCGCGAGATGGAAGTATGCCAGATCCTAAGTCGCTAGTTGGCGTTCAAAAGTTGGCGGCGGCTAATTCGAATGTTGCTACTAGACACATTCTTCTTGGATCAATGTTTTTAACAGCAGAAGTTGCTGAAGCGCTTTCTTTAAGAATATCTGATATACTAGAGTACTCTCCTACTGCAGACGCTTTTGTGCAAGCTATAGGCGCTCATAACGTTGCTACGCTAAAAGAAATGTCCGAATTATATCTTTATGATTTTGGAATTTTCATAGAGCTAGCTCCTGACGAAGAAGAAAAACAGTTATTAGAAAACAACATACAAACAGCTTTAGCACAGCAATTAATAGACTTAGATGATGCTATAGATATAAGGGAGGTAAAAAACCTAAAGTTAGCAAATCAACTACTTAAGATAAAACGTAAGAAAAAACAAGAACGAGATCAACAAGCTCAACAACAACAAATTCAAGCGCAAGCACAAGCAAATGCGCAAGCTCAACAAACCGCTGCTCAAGCTGAGATACAAAAAAATCAGGCAAAAGCTCAAGCAGATACGCAATTAGAGCAACTGAAAGCTCAAACTAAAATAACTCATCTACAAGAAGAGGTTAGATTGAAAAAAGAGCTAATGCAATTTGAGTTTGATTTAAATCAACAGTTACGAGGTCAAGAGCGACGTGACGCTAAGGATTTAGAGCAAATGAGAGAAGACGGTAAAGATAGGCGAGAAAACGTGAAAGCAACCGCTAAAAAGTTCGAGTCTTCAGGTAATGATATACTAGGAGGCGGAATGGGTTTAGATAAGTTCAACCCACAAGTTGGAAATTAATTATATAATATTTTATCATGGAACAAAATAATCAAACAGATCTTGAAGAAGTAATCAACGAGGTCGAAAACGAAACACCGCAAGAAGAGGTTGTAGAGGAATCTACACCTGAGCTTGACTTAGAAAAATTTGAAAGCAAGGATGATCCAGATGTAATCAAAGTAGATTTAAGCAAACCACCACCAACCAATGAAACTAAAGAAAATGACCCTGACGACTCAGGAGTGGCTGGAGTCGATGAAAGTCCCGAGCCCGCACAAAAACAAGAAGAAGTACAACCGCAAGGAGAAGTACAAGAAGAAGTACCAGTACTAGAAGAAATTTCTGAAGAAGTAGAAGAACTAGCTGAAGAAGCTGCCGAGGCTATAGAAGAAGCCGAAGCTACAGGCAAATCTCTTCCAGAAAACATTCAAAAGCTAGTTGATTTTATGGATGAAACTGGCGGCGATCTTGAAGATTACGTAAGACTTAATAGAGACGTTGAGTCAATTGACGATCAAGATGCTTTGCGCGAATACTATAAAGACACTAAACCTCATTTATCTGCAGAAGAAGTAAACTTCTTAATGGAAGATCAATTTGCATACGATGAATCTATTGATGATGAGAGAGATATTAAACGTAAAAAATTAGCCCGAAAAGAGCAAGTTGCCGAGGCTAAAGCCCACTTAGACAGGCAAAAGTCTAAATACTATGAAGAGATTAAAGCTGGAAGTAAGCTCACCGAAGAGCAGCAGAAGGCGATTGATTTCTTCAACAGATATAATAAAGAGGATAGCGAAAGAAAACAGCGAGTACAAAAACAAACATCTGCTTTTAACAAAAAAACCGATCAGGTTTTTAACGATAAGTTCAAAGGTTTTGAATACAACGTCGGAGATAAAAAGTTTAGATACAATGTTAAGGATCCAGGCCAGGTAAAGGAAGCGCAGCTTGATATTAATAACTTTGTAAGAAAGTTTCTTAACGAAGAAAACACAATATCAGACGCTAAAGGTTACCACAAAGGTTTGTATACCGCAATGAACGCTGATGCTATTGCTCAACACTTTTACGAACAAGGTAAGGCTGACGCTATTAAAGATAGCGTAGCTAAAGCTAAAAACATTAATACCACAGCAAGATCATCTCATGGTGAGACTCAAAGCGGTGGATTAAAGTTCCGAGTATTGGGTGATGATGCTGCCTCTTTTAAATTTAAAATTAAAAACAAAAAGTAAAATTAAGAAAAAATGGCAATTACAGGTGCAAGTAACTTAGTGCCAGCGCCAACGCAAAACGCGCTAGTTACAAATTATATTGACTTTGCTACAGCAGGTTCTTCGGACGGTTGGGCACAGCAATACTTACCAGACCTAATGGAAAAAGAAGCTGAGGTATTTGGAAACAGAACTATCTCAGGATTCCTTTCTCAAGTAGGTGCTGAAGAATCTATGACTTCTGATCAAGTTGTTTGGTCAGAGCAGGGTAGATTACACTTATCTTACACAGGTCACGTAGAAAATACTACAGTATGTGATGATACTTCAACTGCGGGTGGTCAGATTACTCTGGACAAAACTATTGATGGAGTAGAACTAGACGCTACAGGTCGTGACAATGGTGTAAGAAAGAATGATATACTATTAGTTGCAACAGCAACAGCTACTCACAGGCTAATCGTTCAGAACGTAGCTCTTAACGTTGTTAGTGTTCAACCTTATGACGCTACTAATAACAACGGTCAACTTGGAAACCTAACAGGCATGGGTTCGACTGGTAGTGATGACGACGGAGTTCTTACTATTTTAGTTATTGGTTCTGAGTACTCTAAAGGAACAAACGGCCGCGAAAGCTCTAACGAGCCAGGATTCAAGTCTTACACTAATAAGCCTATTATCCTGAAGGACATGTACCGCATCAGCGGTTCTGACGCTTCTCGTATTGGTTGGGTTGAAGTTTCTGGTGAAGAAGGTCAATCAGGTTACCTATGGTACTTGAAGGCTGCTTCTGATACTCGTGCTCGATTTAATGATTACGTTGAGATGGCAATGATCGAGTCGGTAGTAGGTGATTCTGCTCAATCTGCGGCTGATTCTGCTGCAGGTGCTTTTGACGCTGCTCACACTTCGTTCGGTACAGAAGGCTTATTCTCTGCTATTGAAACTCGTGGTAATATCGCGACTGGTATCACTGGTGTTAACGCTGCTACTGACCTAGCGGAGTTTGACGCTATCCTAGCTGAGCTTGACTCTCAAGGCGCTATTGAAGAAAACATGATGTTTGTAAACCGCGCGACAGCTCTTGCTATCGACGACATGCTTGCGTCTATGAATTCTTACGGTGCTGGTGGTACTTCTTACGGAGTATTTGAAAACGATGAAGACATGGCTCTAAACCTTGGCTTCTCAGGATTCCGTCGTGGATCTTACGATTTCTACAAGTCAGATTGGAAGTACCTAAACGATAAGTCAACTCGTGGAAGTATCAACGCTAAGGATACAGTTAATGCTATCCGTGGTGTTATGATTCCTGCTGGTGTTTCTTCAGTATACGATCAACAGTTAGGTAAGAACCTTAAGCGTCCTTTCCTACACGTTCGTTACAGAGCTTCACAAACAGACAACCGTAGAATGAAGTCTTGGGTTACTGGTTCTGTTGGAGCCGTAACGTCAGATCTTGACGCTATGGAGATGCACATGCTATCTGAGCGTTGCTTGATAGTACAAGGTGCTAACAACTTCTTCTTATTGAAGTAAACTATATTTGATGAAACTACCTCACCTTCGGGTGGGGTAGTTTTATATTAACTTTTATTATATTATATTATGGCAAAAAAGCAAACAAAAAAAGTAGAGGTCGAAGAACCCTACGTAGAGGAAACTGTTGTAGTTGAAGCTCCAAAACCGGAGCCAAAGCCTCAACCTGTTATAGAAAAAGAACCATCTAAGAAAGATGCTTGGGAGGTAAAATCTAGAACCTACTTTATTAAAGGACGTAAAAAGCCTTTATCTTACGCGATTAAAAGCGCAAACATTTATTGGTTTGATGAAGACAAAGGATACGAAAGAGAACTTAAGTACTGTTCGAATCAAAGAACATGCTTTGTGGATGAAATGCAGGGTGATCAAAGATTAGAGCATATTGTATTTAGAAGTGGTGTTCTCGTAGTGCCAAAAGAAAAAACAGTATTACAAAAACTACTTTCTTTATACCACCCTCATAGAGATGTTCTATTTGAAGAATATAAACCTCAAGATATAGCTGTTGATGAAGTAGCAAATATTGAGCTTGAAATTAAAGCTTTAAATGCTGCTAAAAATTTAGATATAGATATGGCAGAGGCAGTTATGAGAGTAGAGATTGGCTCTAAGGTATCAGAGATGAGTTCTAAGGAGCTTAAACGTGATTTGCTACTATATGCTAAGAGAAATCCTAATTTGTTCTTAGATTTAGTTAATGACGATAACGTGATGCTTAGAAACTTTGGAATTAAAGCTACTGAGTTAGGTATTATAAAACTTTCTAATGATCAACGTTATTTCTCATGGGGATCTAATGATAGAAAGCTTATGACAGTGCCTTTTGACGAGCATCCATATTCAGCTCTTGCCGCATGGTTTAAGACTGATGAAGGAATGGAGATATACTCCAATATAGAAAAACGATTAAATTAATAATCACTTAGTTGGGTGGCCACCCTTCGGGGTGGTCACTAAACTATAAAAAACGAATTATGGCAGTAAGTGTAGACACGGTATATCAAAGAGTATTAGCTCT